TGAAGACCTTGCTATCGACTCAATTAAAATCTTGTCTGACGCTGCGGTATCTGCCGAAGCTATCGCCCTTGATTTTGCAAGACCTCTCGCTGACTCGATTTCAAATATTGAAGACAGCATCTTGTTGTTTGACAAGGCAGTATTCGAAACTGTACCTGCTACCGACGAAGTTCAATCTTTTGATGTTGAAAAACCAATTGATGAAGTTGCGGTTGCTACAGAAGAAAAAGCATACTCACTTGTTAAACCTCTGTCCGATGCAGTCTCTAACATCATTGACACCTTCCGCATTGTCGGCAAGGTTCTGAGTGATGAAGCGTTCCAGTATGAAAGAGTATATCTTGCTCCAGAGAAAAATCTAACTGAAACTCTTAATCCGAATGATGCGATTACTGCAGTTGCAATTAGCAAACTGCTAAGCGATACAGTAACTCCTATCGATCTTATCGGTGTTACAGACGGTATCACATACGCATATGGTGACATCGAATCTGATTTCGTTGCAACACCAACCGATACAATTGAAATTCTTGTCGCGACATCTCGTATCTTTAATGAATACGCGTTGACATCAGACGTAGATACTTTGGACATTAACAAAGTACTTGCTGACATTGCGATTATTCAAGAGAACGTTGCGCTGTCGCTTGACAGAACAATTGATGAGACTGTAACCTCTACCGAGCAAGCATTGTTGGATACCAATAAAGCTCTGTTCGAAACTGTTGCATCGTCTGAGTCAATCACTGACTTCTCGCTAAACAAAGCTATCGCTGATGCTGTCACAGTATCTGAAGATATCACTGTATTCTCTGCCGATAAACTGGTTCAAGAGTCTGCGGCTGTCGCTGAAGCGATTGCTGTCGATTACAATAAGCCTGTTTCTGAGATTGCAGTATCAACCGATACTTCGACACTTGATACAACTAAAGTATTCTCTGAGTTTGCCACAACTTCAGAAGAAATTGTTGATTTCACCTTTGGTAAAAATGCTGCAGACACTACGGTATCTACAGACTTTATTCAATCGTTTGAGATCGATAAAACACTCGAAGACTTTGCCAATCCGGTTGACCTTCTTTCTGTTCCTGACGGATCCACATACGAATTTGATAAGACACTTCGTAACACGGTAGCAAATATTACCGATGTTATTAACCTGTTGGTATCGGCTGGTCGTACCTTTACAGAAACACTTACATCATCTGATGATATCACATCAATTGATTTTGGTAAGCTGTTCACAGAAACAATGTTGGCAACAGATGATAATACAATCGATGTTGCTAAAGTACTTTCCGACTCGGCTACGATCGGTGACTCAATCGCACTTGGTTGGTATAAAGACTATACTGAAACAGCACAAGCATCGGACTCAGATGTTAAAGCCGTAAGCAAGTCACTGGCTGACAGCTTGGTGTGTAGCCTTGCACTTATCCTTATTGACGGCGATTTAGAAAACAATTCCGATTACTTTGACATGCAGTCAATGACATGTGGTCCATACGATCTCATGAAAGACATTGATGCAACTGGTGTCCTGGATGAGGCGTTCCTGTCATTCAGCAAGACATTTGCTGACAGCGTAGTTGTATTCGATACCTTTGATGCTGAGTATGACGGTATCCAATCTAATAATGAACTTGCATCCTCAACCGATGCATATGCCGCTGCCTATAGCAAACCTTTTGCAGAAACTATAACACAGTCTGATGCATATGTAAACAGCTTTGTTAAAAATGTTTCGGACTCTGTCGTTGCATTCGATACCCTTATCGAAAATAGACTGTCATATCGCACAGTCGAAACCACTGATTCTGTAACTGCAGAAGATTCACTTGCACTTGATGGTTCTACTTACTCCATCAACAAGGCATTTGCCGAAGCTATGTCAACTTCAGACAGCTTCTCGTACATCATCGAAATGTTCCGCACATTGGCCGATAGCACAACTACAGTTGACGCTATCCAAACGATTGATGTTACTAAGTCCCTGTCTGACAATCCAGTTATTCTTGAAGCAATTGCTTTGGATTATGCGACTGCACGTGCTGATGCATATTCAGCGTCAGACTTCAATGCACTTGACTTTACCAAGATTGTTGCAGACGAAACTAACAACGGTGACCTAGTTGCCATCACACTCGATGCTATTCAGTCTGTTGACGTTGACCTGGTTAAAACAGATAGCGTAACACCTTCTGAAAACGTTGTCTTTGGTGTAGGCGCACAGCTTAATGATGCAGCCACATCACTGGAAGATGCATCACTCGCGATTGCAAAAGTGCTTTCTGATACTGTAAGCGTTGATGACCTGTTTGAGTTTATTCCTACAAGTGCTTACGGTGATACACAAGCTGCGGCTGACTTTATCCAATCATTCGCATTCGATAAAACACTTCAGGATTCTGTATCAGCTATCGACCTGATTGGTGTTACTGACGGAATTACATACGACTTTGGTGATACTGAAGCCGATACCTTTGGTGCGACCGACGAATTCTCTAAGACTTTCACCGCAAATCGTTCGTTCTCAGAAACGGTACGTGCGTTTGACGCAATTCAAGGTTTCTTGTGGGATAACCCATATGATGATGCCTTGGTCATGTCAGACAACCAGGTCTTTGATATCAGCAAAGGTGTAGAAGACTCGAGTGCGATCCTTGAAGCCTATGCATCATCACTAGCTAAACCAACATCTGACACTTATACAGCATCTGATACTATTCGCTTGTCCGCTGTTTATAACATGACATTTGCGGATCCGCTTTATAGTGATCTGTCATACGAGCTGAATGAAGGTGATCTAGCAAACGATTATCCTTCAGATCCAGGCCGTGTATACGACCTGAACAACTATGATTGCCATGCGTATGACCTAGCAACATCGCCCCAGGAAATTAGTGCACTGTGTGACGCTATTTCCCTTGAGCCTGGTAAAGGTCTGTCTGATGCATCTGTAACTTCAGATGATATTGCGCTGACTGCTGGTTATAATCGTGAGTTTGCTGATACTGTATCAGTAGTAGATACGATTTACTTCTCATACGTCAACTTGAATCTTGTTGACACATACGCTGGTGCAATCGACGAAATTATCTTCGAAGCTGGTGTAAGCCTTGAAGACATCTATAGCGGATTTACAGATTCTGTTAGCTTTACTCAAGCCGTATCCAGACTGATTACCGATACCGCTGTACCGCAAGATTTGTTGAACGTTCCAGACGGATCTGTATACGGTCTTTCTAAACCTAATACTGATTTTGTTGCATCAACATCTGATAATGCGACACTGACAACAGAATATAACCGTACGTTCGAAGACTTTGTTACCGGACTTACTGATGTTATTGTTCCTTCGCTTACTGCGGTTGAAGGTTATACCGAATCTGCTGTTACAACTGAGACTTCAGTATTCAGCTCGACCAAACTTCTTTCTGACGCTGCGGCTTCTCTGGAAGCAATTGCACTTGACTTTGCAACATCTGCTTCTGACTCGTACACCGCTACCGATGTGTTTGCTCCTACGTTTGGTAAGGCAGCATCTGACGCTTCATCGGCCTCTGACACTATTCAGTCGTTTGATGCTAATAAGGTTCTGGCTGATATCCAATCTGTGTCTGAAGATACAGCGTTTGACGTTACTAAGATTCTGTCAGATACGGCTTCAACTGAAGATGCCGCGACACTTGCATTTGCTAAAACGTTTACGGATTCAATTAGCCTTGTTGACTCTCTTGAGTTTAACCGTGAGAACATTTACGGTGATACTCCAATTACCGCTGATGCGATCCAGTCGTTTGCTTCGACTAAATTGCTTTCAGACAGTGTTGCTGCGGTAGACCTGATTGGTGTTAACGATGGTATTACATACGACTTTGGTGATACTGAAGCCGACTTTATTGCTACACCAAGTGATGTATTCTATAAGCAAATCAACTACGATCGTTCCTTTGCTGACTCAGTACTAATTCTGGATAATATCCAAGGGTTTGTATGGGATAACCCATATGATGACGCCTTGGTCATGTCAGACAATGATACTTTGGCCATCGGAAAAGGTATTGCGGATTCAAGCACTGTTCTAGAGTCTTATGCCGCTTCCATGGAAAAAGTGACATCAGAGTCTCTGACTGCATCTGATGTTCTGACATACTCTCGCGTCGTCGTAATGTCTCTTGCAGATCCTCTGTATAGCGACCTTTCATATGAATTGAATGAGGGTGACTTTGCTAATGATAATCCATATGATGGAACGTTCGATTTAAACAACTATGACTGCCATACATATGACCTGGCAGAACCTGGTCCATTTGAGATCAGTGCAATTTGTGATTATATCTCAGTCGTTCCTACAAAAGGTCTGTCAGATCAACTAGAAACAACTGATGATATTACGCTGTCTGTTGAATTCCTACGTGAATTCGCTGATACATACGACACGCAAAACGTACAAGATACAATCTACTTCTCGTATGTAGGTAAGGCATTAGCAGACGCCTATAGCACAGATGATGCTGTTTCTCTGAGCCCTAACGTTGCTCTAGCAGATGTATACTCTGGCATTACAGATTCTGTAACGCTTCAGACATCTACATACCGTGAAATTAATGATAGCGTTGTAGGTGAAGATACACTTGCACTTGACGGATCAACATACTCAATCCATAAAGTTAAATCTGATAGCGCTGCTGCTACAGATCTTGCTAGCGTGCAGGTCGAGTACTTGCGCACGTTCAGCGATCTGGTCACAGGCATTACAGATATCATTGACCCAACTCTTCAAGCGGTTGAGGGTCTTGGCGATGCCTTCGGTGCAGTTGATGTTCAGTCATTTGGTACAGATAAAGTTCTGTCCGACACCGTTTCCGAAACGGATGCAATTGCTCTTAGCTACGGTACATCTGCCTCTGACGCAGTTGGTACATCTGACTCTTCAGTCTACTCAACTGGTAAAGCGTTGTTTGAGACGCCAACTACTAGTGACTCTATTGAATCGTTTGATGCAACTAAAGTACTTGCTGATACACAAACAACTATCGACTCGATCGAGGCACTGGATGTTAACAAAGCGCTTTCTGATTACTTCCAACATGAAGACTTTACATACCTAGCATTAACTAAGTCTTTTGCAGATGAAGTAAGCAATATTACAGACTCGCTTGTTGCTGAGTCTACTCCAGGAATTGGTGATACTCAGGCTGCCGCAGATGCAATTCAGTCGTTTAGCTCAACAAAACTTCTTTCAGATATCGCAACTCCTGCGGATCTGATCGGCGTTAATGACGGTATTACATACGACTTTAACGATTCAGAAAGCGACTTTGTTGCTTCTACATCGGACGTATTCTATAAGCAAATCAACTATGATCGCTCATTTGCCGATTCTGTTCTGATCCTAGACTCAATTCAAGGATTCACATGGGATAACCCATATGATGACGCCTTGGTTATGTCGGATGATAACACACTGGCCGTACAAAAGGGCATTGCTGACTCCAATACAATCCTTGAAGCTTACGCAGCTTCTATGGATAAACCAACATCGGATGAGATTAATGCATCTGATGTTCTGACATACTCTCGTGTTGTAGTTATGTCGTTGGCAGATCCTTTGTACAGCAGCTTGTCATACGAGCTGAACGAAGGTGACTTTGCTAATGAATATCCTTCAAACGAAACATATGACCTGAACAACTACGATTGTCATACATATGACCTTGCTACTTCCCCTATGGAAATTAGCGCGCTGTGTGATTTCGTTTCAATCGAGCCTGGTAAAGGTCTGTCAGATCAACCTACGACGACAGATGATATTACGCTATCTGCTGGCTTTATCCGTGAATTTGCTGACACCGCATCAACGACTGATACTATCTACTTCTCATATGTAGGTCGCGTACTTGCAGATGTTTATAGCGGACTTCAGGATTCCGTTGCACTTGACCTTACAATTTCCCTTGCAGATGTTTACAGCGGAATTGAAGATTCGATCAGCCTCGAAACTGCTTCTTACAGAGAAGTTAACGAGAGCGTTGTTGGTGAAGATGCTCTGTCGCTTGACGGGTCAACTTACACAATTAACAAAGTCACTTATGAGACAGCAGTTTCATCAGACAACGTTAGCCTGACAACTAACTATGTTCGCTCGTTCTCTGATCTTGTAACTGGCATTACTGACATCCTTATTCCTTCGCTTCAGGCAGTCGAGGGTCTTGGTGACACATTTGCTACACTTGAAACCACGTCGTTTGACTCGGCCAAGTTGCTTACAGATGTGGCTACAAGCTCTGAAGCAATTGCGATGGACTACGCAAAACCTGCGGCTGACACCTTTACAACTAGCGATGAACTAGTTGCGGTACCAGGTAAAGGACTTTCTGAAACTGCATCTGGCTCTGATATTCTCCAGCCATTCGAAGTTGAGAAAGTACTTGCTGATGATGCAGCCGTTGCTGAACAACTTGTTTATGGCGTCGCTAAAGTACTTGCGGATTCTTATACTGCAACCGATGCTGCCGAAACATTCCTTGGTAAGTCAATTATTGACAGTGTTTCGAATATCGACGATGACATTCTTGCCATTGGTAAATCACTGGCAGACACATCAACTGTATCTGAAGCAATTCAGTCGTTTGATGTTTCCAAGGTGTTTGCTGACACCGCTACTGCTATCGATCTGATTGGCGTAACGGACGGTATCACATATGAATTTGCAGATACTGAAACAGACCTTGTTGCAACACCGACCGACGTTCTTACTCGTCAGGTTGAATTCGCAAGAACGTTTGCTGATACAGTTACTATTACTGAAAGCATTATTGACCTATATGTTGATCGCGATAGTTCTGCTGCCGATGCATCAACTGTATCTGAATTTGCATCACTATCTGCTGCTATCTCACTTGCAACTGAATATAACACAGTTTCAGAAGATAGTACACTAGATTTTACAAAATTAGCTGAAGAATTTGTTGCACAAACAGATGACTCATCTTTCGATGCAATTAAGCCGCTTGCCGATTCCTTAAATGGTATCGAAGACAAGGTACTTATTGCAACTAAAGTTCTTTCCGACACCCAGTCAGCTACAGACTCAATCGAACTTTATGCTGAGTTCTTGAGAACATTCAATGATGCAGTTAATGCTGCCGAATCGATTTCTCTTGACTCTACAAAGGCACTTGCAGAAATTCAAGGCACGATTGATGCGATTACAGATGTTGTGTTCGGTAAAAATGCAAATGAGTTTGTAACCGCTTCTGAAGATACTTCATTCGATATCGAAAAGCTTTTGTCAGACAGCGCAACACCTGTCGACTTGATTTCGGTACCTGATGGATCTACATACGCGTTTGATAAATCTCTAGGTAATGAGAATGTTTCAGCAGCAGATACTTTCGATTATACTGTTGCATATGAACGCACATTCTCTGATGCAGTATCAAACATCGTAGATGTTATCACTCAGCTTAACGTCGACGTAGTTAAAGCTGTTGCAGATACAAGTACGGCATCAGACGCATACGCTGCTACCTTCGATAAGCCTACAAGTGAAACTCAAACTATTGATGAAGCCGCTTCTCTTGACGTTGTTAAGGGATACCTCGATACATTCGGCGTAACTGAGGCAACCACACTTGGCATTAACCTCTTGTTCGAAGATCCTCTTCTGAGCAACCTTTCGTATGAGATTAATGAAGGTGACTTAATCAACAACAATCCAAGTACAGACACATACGACTTTACAACGTATGATAACAATGTCTATGACTTGATGGATTATCCTGTTGAAGTTACTGCTCTTAGCGATGAGATTTCTATCGAACAAGGTAAAGGCTTTGGTGATACATTAACCACACCGATTGACGATATTACACTCTCATTGTTGTGGTACCGTGACTTTGCAGATACACAAGGTGCAACAGATGTTGCGTCTCTTGATGTAACTACAGTTCTTGCCGATGTATATAGCGGTGCGATCGATTCTATCCAATCGTTTGACATCGGAACCTCACTTGCTGATAGCTACTCCGATGCAACTGATGCAATTCAGTCATTTGACCTTGTTAAGTCTCTGGCCGATTCTGTTTCAGTCATTGACATGGCAGGTGTAACTGATGGCATCACATATGAATTTGGTGATACTGAATCAGACTCAATCGGTGCAACAGATGCTACGTCTCTGAGCGTAAGCTATAACCGTAGCTTTGCTGATGTTGTATCAAATATCACTGATTCAATCACAAGTATTACTCGTGAGATTAATGATACAGCTATTGATGCTGCGTCAACAACGGATCTTACATCGTTTGATTCTACAAAAGCACTTGCCGACATTTATAACGGTACGATTGATGAGCAAATCCTTGAGATTGGTAAATCAGCATCCGATGCTCTGTACAGTATCTCTGATGATGAAACACTTGATGTTAACAAAGTACTTGCTGACTCTATCTCAAACATCGAAGACAATATCTTCTTCGTGGATAAAGTCTTGGTTGATACCCAGTCAACATCAGATGACTTGTCATACGATGCAATTAAAGTTCTTGCAGACACCCAATCCGTGTCTGAAGACATTGCGCTATCGCCAACTAAATCTGCAACTGACTATATCCTAATTACACCAAGTGCAGATAAACTTGTTTCTGAGTTTACTAAATCGCTACTTGATACTCAGTCTGCTTCTGATTCAATTCAGAGCTTTGATGTTGAGAAAACACTTGCTGATACCGCAAACGCTATCGACCTTGTTGGTGTTAGCGATGGCATTACATACGGATTTGGTGACACTGAGGCCGATACATTTGGCGCAACAGATCAAATCGCACTTACAAGTGGTTATATTCGTGACTTCGCTGAAACGTTCGGTGCAGGTGATGCAGATCCTGTGTTTGCATCTGCTAAGTTGCTTTCTGATTCTTCGACACTGATTGACTCTCAAGCTCTTAATGTTGAAAAACTTCTTTCAGATACAGTAACAGCAATTGATGAGCTAAACACTGTTCAGTCACAAGGAACGATTGATAGTGCCGGTGCAACGGATGTTCTTTCGTTCGGATATGCATTAGTATTCCACGATCCTCTTCTGAGCAACCTTTCATACGAATTAAATGAAGGCGACTTAATCAATAATAATCCTAGCACGGATACGTATGACCTTAATGCGTACGACGGCAACGTTTATGACTTGATGGATTCTCCTATCGAGGTCACAGCTCTTAGCGATGAGATTGTAATTGAACAAACTAAAGGTGCTTCAGATACATTTGGAGCAATTGACTCAATTACACTTTCAAACGTATTTACTCGTGAGTTTGCTGATGTGTATGGATCTGCTGATTCCATCACACTGGAACTTGCACGTACGCTTGAAGAGATTTACTCTGGTGCGACTGATGAAATCACCTCGTTTGATATCACTACTCTTGTAGCTGAAACAATAACATCTGCTGATTCAATTGCATCCTTCGATGTTGACATGGTATTCGCTGACTCTGCTTCGGCTATTGACCTTGTATCGGTGCCTGATGGATCTACATATGAACTGATTAAGACGCAGTCTGATTCTGTTAACACTATTACCGACAATGCCGAACTGGTGTTTGAAGCCAATCGTACGTTCGGTGACATATACTCCGGCGCATCAGATAACATTGAATCTTTCGCGGCAACTCTTGTCAAGTCTGATTCTGCAGTATCGGTAGATGATGAAACACTTGATGTTAACAAAGTGCTTGCCGATTCGATTTCAAACATCGAAGACAATATTTTCTTTGTTGACAAGGTGTTGACCGATTCAGCTCTTACGAGTGAAAACCGTATTGCATCTGTTGATAAAGTATTGGCAGACACCGCAACTTCTATCGACTCGCACGCAAATGAAGTAAGTAAGCCATTCTCTGATACTGCTTCGGCTGCGGATGTTATTTCGCTTTCTGCAGATATGCAGCGTCAACTTGCTGACATCTATTCAGGTGCAATTGATACGGCATCGCTTGATTTTGGTGCATCTTTCGCTGATTCATATTCTGGTGCCACTGACCTTATCGAAACTCTAGAGTTCAATAAGGGAATTGTTGATGTAGCATCTGGCGCTGATGCAGTAGAGCTGTTCAATATCACAAAAGCACTTGCTGACTTCGCAAACCCTGTCGATATGATTGGTGTTCCTGACGGATCAACATACACGTTTGAAAAGACACTCGCAAATACTGTATCAGCGATTACCGATAACTTCGATAAAGTTGTTGCATACGTGCGTGAGTACAACGAGTCAATCAGTGCAGTAGACGCATTTGCCGCTACTCTCGATGAGGCGCCTTACACTGAAGCTGCTTCTTCATCAGACGTCTACCAAGCCGTTGCATCATACATTCGTGATTTCGATGAAACTATGGCAACATCTGATGACTCAGTATGGGCCTTTACAAAGGCTGAATCAGAGTCACTAACAACTTCTGATGATATTACAGACTTTAGCGTATCTAAAGGTGTGGCAGAGCTTGCAACTATTCTTGAGGCAACAACCTTTGATTCTGTTAAGTCGCTTGATGACGCAGCTATCATGTCAGATGCTTCTGAGCTGGTTATGTCTACTGATCGTGCAGAGTCAATCACTCTTGGTGACTCATATGTCGGGTCTGTTGATAAAGCAATCGCGGACTCTGGAATCATTAACGAAGAGATTCAAACGTTCGGTATTTCGAAATCATTGTCGGATACTGCCCTGTCTGAAGACTTGGTTGGTGTGCCTGATGGTTCAACATATACCATTAACAAAACATCGAATGAAGTTGCTGTATCCACATCTGACAATTTTGATGCGGTCTTCGCTGCGAATCGCGAGTTCTCTGAAACATATACTGGCATCGTAGAGGAACTATCATTTGCCGCTGGAGTTTCGTTAAACGATACTTCTGTATCAGCAGATGATAGCACGAACGATTTTGGCAAATACAAAGATGACTTCTCATGGGTTACTGAATTTAGTGATATTGCCTTTGCTAAATCGCTAAATGATTCTGCGGTCGCATCTGAAAATCTGTCCCTTGTTTCTGGATATATAAGAGCATACAATGAAACATCTTATGCAGCTGATTCTGTACAAAATAAATCAGTAGATAAAGAAGTTGGTGACACATACACCGCTGATGATTCTACAAGTATAAATAAGTCAAAGGCCATTGGTGATGCTAATGATATCGCCACACCTTTGAGCGCTGGTAGTTTGATTATGCAAGACTATGTTGATATAACATATTTTGCAGATGATTATATCGGTGAAACACGAACTTTCACTTAATTAGAAACTGTACAATAATATATGTTTAAAATTGGTGATTGTATAAATAATACTGATATTCCTCATGAAGGCGCGCGTCCCTAATACGGTGGTGTATCAAAACTTAAACCTAAACACTCTCTAGGAGATCTCTAAATGAGTAAAATTAATGAAATGGTAATGGCCAAAGGTACTCTTGACGTTGTCTTGACAGGTGCTGATGGTCAAGTCAAAGAAAACGTTCACATCCCTAACCTGGTTGTGACTGTTGGTAAAGAGTTCATCGCAGCTCGTATGGCTGACACAGGTATCCCTGATCAAATGTCGCACATGGCAGTTGGCTCAGGTACTACTGCTGCTGCAAACGGCGACACAGCTCTGGGTACTGAATTGGGTCGTGTTGCTCTGACAACTGCTGGCGGTTCTGTCGCTAACGCTGTTGTAACTTACGAAGCAACATTCGGCGCAGGTACAGGTACTGGTGCTGTTACTGAAGCCGGTCTGTTCAACGCTTCATCTGCCGGCACAATGCTTTGCCGCACAGTGTTCGCTGTTGTCAACAAAGGCGCAGACGATACTTTGTCCATCACTTGGACAGTTACTATCAGCTAATTTAAGTTGTTGGTACACCCTAAAAGGCCGCCTCCGGGCGGTCTTTTTTTGTATCTGCGGTTTGGTAAACGTATAAATAAATACAGAATATTCCATATTAAATCTGATCGGGTTGTGCTGAATGTCAACAATTGTAACTAGATCCGGGAAGGGCTCTCCGCTAACGAATGCGGAAATGGACGCCAACCTGATTAACCTAAACAATGATAAACTAGAAGATATCACCAATGAGTCCATTGGTGATCTTTCTGACGTCAGCTCAACTTCTCCTTCAAGCGGTGACGCACTCGTTTGGAACGGTACAACATGGGCTCCTAGTGCCCCTTTCAGTCAATCAGATTTCGATACTGCATTTGCAGCAAAAGACATTACAGATCTTTCAGACGTTAATGTCACCTCTCCATCAGATGGTCAAGTATTATCATACGATTCAACTTCTAGCACATGGATTAGCACAACTCCATCGACTGGAACGTCAACCGGATCCGTTATTGTTAATGATTGTACTACCACTAATGTCGATTCATTTTCTGCATCGGCTGTTAGATCAGCTATATATAATATTGTTATATCAACGTCTATGGGTTTTCAATCCAGTGAAGTAAGAATAGTCCATAATGGATCAACTGCTTTTTTATTGGAATCTAACAAACAGACGACTGGTTTCACAATTTGCACTTATAGTGCCGAACTAAGTTCTGGAACAATATACCTTAAGGTAACTCCAGATTTTGGGCCTAGTGTTATTGATTTTAGTAAAACAGAGATTGCTGTTAGCTCTGCTGCACTTTCTACGATTGTACCTCTTCCAACTGATCTTGCGACGGGCTCTGGTACAATCGATCTAGATAACGGATGCGGGACAATTGATCTCGCAGCGTGATTCTTAGAATAAAGATTGTATAAATAACAGTATGAATATGAACAAAAGCATGCGCGCAACAAATGCTAATTAAACAACCCAAGGGAAAGATTACTTATGGCAACAACTCTCCTTTTTAGACGCGGCGACACTGCGACCAGTAATGCCTTTACTGGCGGTGAAGGTGAGCTGTTCGTCGATACACAAAAAGATACCATCGTTGTACATGACGGTGTAACCGCTGGCGGTCATCCGCTAGCTACTGAAACTTATGTAGATAACGCAGTAACAACGATTATCGACTCTGCTCCTGGTGCTCTTGATACTCTTAATGAGTTGGCCGCAGCCCTTGGCGATGACGCTAACTTTGCGACTACAATTACAAACTCACTTGCATTAAAACTAGATACTGCGGACTTCAACTCAACGTTGGATTCGTATGTGACTGGCGGTACTGGTGTTACAGTATCTGGTGGTGAGATCTCGATCGGACAACCGGTTGGTACAACTGATAACGTAACGTTTGCTGCATTTACAGCCCAGAGCGTAACGTATAAGTTCAACGGAACTCCTATAGCTGAGACCTATGCAGAAGAAGTTGATACTACATCAACAACTACGGTTGAAATCGCTTCGTACCTTGTATCCAATTCTAACTGCTAAAGTTATCATTCAGGCTTACGACAGTGATTCTATTGAAGTTCACGTATCAGAAATTCTTGTAACGTTTGATGGAACGAATGCATTAGCAACTGAGTACGCAACAATCTTCAGCGGAACAGCTGAGTTGTTTACGGCTCTAGTAACGTACGATAGCGGTACAGGTGGCGTGATTGTTGAAGCTACTCCAGCATCAACGAATGCAACAAACTTTAAAACCTTAGTAATGACACTTGGAGCATAATTAAATGGCAAACGATAGAGACTTTCGTATAGAGAACGGACTTCGAGTTGAAGGTGATTCTCTGCTTCAGGGCAGCTTGACCGCATCAGGTCTTGCATATCCTACTACAGACGGTGCATCAAATCAGGTGCTTGCTACAGACGGTGCTGGTAACCTTTCGCTTATCACTCCTAGCTCTGACAACCTTTCAGAAGGTGCGACTAACCTGTTCTATACAGATGCTCGCGCTACTTCAAACTTTAATACTAACCTTGCTGCTGCCGATACAGACGATGTTGCAGAAGGTACAAACAACCTGTATTACACCGAAGCAAGAGTTCAATCTTTGCTTGCCGATTATACCGGTCATATCATTCCGTCGGAAGACGTTACTTACGACCTAGGTTCTACCACATATCGTTGGCGCGATGTTTACGTAGGTCCTGGCTCGCTTTACATTAACAACAAGCAGGTTTTGACTGACGATAGTGATACTATCACATTTAAAACTGATACAGACCAGGATCTGCGCATCACTACTTCAGGTGTTGGCTCAATCGAGCTTTACCCATCTGGTAGCGGTTCCTTGCAAATTCTTGGTACTCTGCAAATGCAGACAGGTGAGAGAATCACTGATTCCGCTGGTACTAACGTAGAGTTTGGTGATGCAATTCACATGAACTCAAATCGTATCACTAACCTGGGTACACCTACTGCTGCTGCAGATGCTACTACTAAAGCTTATGTTGATTCGGCTATCACTGGTGCTACTCTTAATACTCTTAGCAACGTTTCGGATAACGGTATCCAAGACGGTCAGGTGCTTGAGTATGATACAACTACTAGTCAGTATATTCCAGTTACACCTTATGGCTCTTCTGACTTTAGCACAGACTTCGCTTCTAAGTCAACTACGAATCTGTCTGAAGGTACAAACCTGTACTATACTGCAGCTCGTGACACAGCAAACTTTAATACTAACCTTGCTGCTTCAGATACGGATGACCTTGCAGAAGGTACGAATCTGTATTACACGGATTCCCGCTCACGTGCCGCATTAAGCGTAACTGGCGACCTGACATACAATTCATTAACTGGCGTATTTGGTTTTGCACTTGCTGACCATGACACTGACGATCTTGCTGAAGGTTCGACAAACCTGTACTTCACAGACACACGTGCTCAAGATGCAATTACTGGTGGTACTGGTGTAACTAACACATCTGGCACAATCGCGATTGGTCAGGATGTTGGTACTACTTCTGATGTAACTTTCGGAACAGTAACAACTGCCGGTGACATTGATGTTGGTGGTAACTTGACCATTGACGGCAACTTGACTGTCAGCGGTACAACTACTACGATCGAAGCAACCAATCTGGCTATCACAGATAACATGATCTATCTGAACGATGGTTCAACTTCTACTAACCCAGATCTTGGTATTGCTGGTAACTACAATGATGGTACATATGCCCACGCAGGTTTCTTCCGTGATGCATCTGACGGTTATTGGAAAGTTTACGACGGCTACACTCCGGAGCCTGGTACAGAAATTAACACAGGTCATGCGTCGTTCTCACTTGCTGACTTTGCAGCCAACGACATTACTGCTAACACAATCAACGGTACATTGATTGGTGATATTACCGGTGACGTAACCGGTAACGCAGATACTGCTACAACTGCTACTAAGTTGGCAACTGCTCGTACGATCGGTTTGTCTGGTGATGTAAGCGGTTCTGCATCATTTGATGGTTCGGCTAACGTTACTATCACGGCAACAATTGCTGATGACTCGCACAACCACACAATCGCAAACGTTGACGGCCTGCAAACAGCTCTTGACGGAAAACTTGGCAGTGGTTCGTACACTGCAGCTGATGTACTTTCTAAACTTCTTACTGTTGACGGTGCAGGTTCTGGCCTTGATGCCGATAATCTTGACGGTCAGGCAGGTTCGTACTACCTAGACTGGACAAACACAACTAATAAGCCTGATCCAACAATTACTCTTGCTGGTGATGCTTCTGGTTCGTTGACCATGACAGACTTGGCTGGTGGTACTCTAACAGTTACAGTTGCAGACAACTCGCATAACCATACTGCTTCTAACATCTCGGATTTTGCTGAGGCTGTACAAGATCAAATCGGTTCGTTTGTCTCTGGCTCTGGTTCGGTATCCGTAGCCTACAATGATTCGACTGGTGTTACTACAATCACTGGTACAGACACTAACACAACTTACTCTGCTGGCTCAGGCATCTCGCTATCTAGCACTACCTTCTCGGTTGCTGCAGGCAATGGTCTGACTCAAGAAGCTTCTGGCCTTGCAATGAGCGGTTCTTATACCGGTACATTCACTGCATCAGGTGACGTTTGTGCTTACTCAGACGCTCGCTTGAAATCAGAAGTTGAAACTCTATCTGGTGCACTTGCAACTGTTCAAGCTCTTCGCGGTACTTCATACGTCAAAGATGGTAAAGCATCTATTGGTGTAATCGCACAAGAAGTTGAAGCGGTTCTTCCAGAAGTTGTCCACACTGCGGACGATGAGATGGGAACCAAAGGTGTTGCATATGGTAACATGGTAGCAGTCTTAATCGAGGCCATTAAGGAACAGCAAGAGCAAATCGAGGAACTCAAGGCGCAGGTTGCTGAACTTAAGGGGTAATTAGATGGCAATTACATCATCAGGTACAATATGCCTGTCAAATGTTCAAGCGGAATTCGGAGGCAGTAATCCAATCTGCCTTTCCGAATACTATGGTGCAGCGAGCGGTGTTCCTACATCCGGAACAATATGCTTGTCAAACTTTTATGGCAAGTCTGCCGCTCAAACTATTAACGTTACTGTTAGTTCTAGTACAACCAACTACAATATGAGAACAGCATTTGTTAATGCTGGATGGGACGGCTCAAAAGTTCTGAATGGTACTGTTACAGTTAACTCTGGCGTAACAGTGTACTCAACTTCGACAGGTTCGTATGCATTGCAAACTGGATCTCCGTATCCATCAGGCTCTTCTATTGCATTGGTAAATAATGGTACCATCCTTGGTAAGGGTGGTAATGCTGGCGCCGGTGGTGCTGGTACAAATGGGTATAATGGTAGTGGCGGTGGTCCTGCCTTCTATGCTGCATCTGGAGTCACGGTAACTAACAACGGTCGCATTTCTGGCGGCGGTGGTGGTGCTGGTGGCGGCGGTGCAGGATACTAATGAACAAGGAGAATTAAAATGGCAGCATGTGCATGTCAATGTCAGTGTCAGTGTACATACGGCGGTGGCGGCGGTGGCGGCGGTGGAATCGGTCAAGGTTCTGGTGCCGGTGGTGGCGCAGGTTCAGGCGGTGGTAACACAGGTGCTTCTGGCGGATCAGGCTCTTTAACAGGCGCAGGTGGCGGCGGAAATGGTGGCACTGGCGACAGTGGAAACGGCGGCAAAGGCGGTACTGGCGGTTCTTGGGGAGCGAGCGGCGGTAGCGGCTCATCAGGCACAGTTAGAGGCGGTGGTTCTGGTGGCGGCGGTGGTGCAGCAGTAGCTGGTAACGGGAATATTTCTTGGGCAGCGACTGGAACAAGAAACGGAAGTATAGGTTAATTTTAAATTATGGCAATTGATGATTATGATATTTTGGGATTTGATCCTGTAAGAGGATCAATGGACGTCTACTTTAGGACGGTTGATTTTAAATGGGCGATTAACGTTCCAACTGATGATACTGCAAAGGATCCAGTTGCTTTAGATGGGTATATTCGTGGGTTTTTCCCGTATGATATGCATCAGAGAAAACATAAAGCAATGGATCCTGAAGCAGTAGAGTTAATCTCTTCATTGGTTAGACAACCAACCGAAGAAGAAATTATGACTGCTCAAATGCAGCCGACAATAGGGAACGTTTATCATCTTTTAAGACAAAGTGATTGGACTCAGCTTCTTGACTCGGGCCTTGACGAAGATGAAGTTAAAGCGTGGGCTGAATACAGAAATGCATTGAGAACGCTTTTAGATAATATCAGTAAAGAAGAGTTTTTTAACTTACAATGGCCAACGCCACCCGACGAAAACTTAAGGGAAATAAAAGTCAATGTCTACTAACATTTACATTCCACAATACATCTTAGATATGCCGGCGGTGGCTGAACAGATTCCTACAGTAGAGGATGCTGGATGGACTATCCTAGGTGAAGAAGATAAACACCTTGCGGATCACGTAGTATATTGTGACCAATATAAAGATGCAGATGCGCATCGTACTATGACCGCATATAAAGCACCACAGCTAGTTTATTACTTTAACCGCTTTGTGTTTACAACTGCTGCAAGAGGATTTAAGATCCGTGTTAACACTACAGATCTTTACTCAGTCGATCTTCCAGTGATGCAAGTTCAAGAAGCGTTGTACCCTATCTCATTAGATGAGGTACATGCATTTGCTAATGACGATAACAAAAAGTATACAATAACGCATACAATGCAAAAGTATGAAGACGCTATTGAAATGACGGCATCGGAAGCTCGCGCACGTTTCACACAAGCAATGATCGATGAGAACATTGAGAACCGCGGAAAAATGTCGACGCAGCGTGTGAATAGATCATGGGTTATTGAAGAGGTTAACACACTAGGCGGTCAAGAAATTAAAGAAATTCATGGTATTAGAAGCTTCGATGATGTTAACCTTATCGAAACTACTAAAATTTATGAAATGGACTATAACCTAGATGATGAAGAAAGAAATGCATTAATAGCATTTTCATCAAGTCTAGGTACCGTGCCGCGTCATCCGTTCGTTATTCGTTATGTCTATGACGGTACGAATATGTGTATAACAGACTTTAAGTTTATGATCGACCCAGATTTTCCTAGACTTGATGTTGTGTTTACTTAAGAACTAGCTAACACTAATTTATTTTTTACGGCGTCAACCTCTACAGGTACTGGCGCCGTAAACATTTTGCCATTTGTGACAATTGTTTGTGCAGCTGACCATAGACCGAAATTTTGTTGGCTATCATATTGTGACTTCATAAGAGAAGCATCAAGCACATCGCCAACTTGGTGCCCGTTGAAAGAATCAACTACGCGTTGAGCATCTGCGCCTTCTATTCTTCTTCCATTATAGTTAGAGCTGGAAAGATATGCTTCTACTGGAAACTGCAGTCTAAGTTCCAGATCTTGCTCGATAACATCGTCCCAGAATTCTAAGTGATAACGCATAGCGAATGGATTAACCGCGGTCATTCCATTTGAGTGTGCTTTACGCATATAAATTGTTTCTGTTGGTTGAACGTCGTCAATACCAAAAATGACGTATTTTACGTTTGGGTAATCAGCTTTAATAGCATCGAATACCGTAGATATTCTCTCTTGAGACGTTTCTAGATCAACAACATAACCCTCTTTATTCAAGGTTTCCTGTGCTGCTTCGTACGACATGATCTCATATCTTACATCATTGATGCCAATAGCAGCAGCTACGGCTTCTACCAATGCGCTGTCCTGGTCATGTTCGCCGCCAGTTTTAAAATTAACAGCGCACTTAATATCATAACCAAGCTGCCGCGCTTTCCAGACGGCCATAACAGAATCTTTTCCACCCGAGAAATACACGATAGCTTCTTTAGACATTTTTTAC